CCAGCTGGTCCCTGCTGCCTGGTCCACCATTGGAATGGAGAACCGGACAACAAGATTGTCAGGAGCTTCAACAATATAGTCCTTGGTCCATGCTTCACGCGTTGGCATCCAGTGCTGGACGTCCGGCGTTAATTTACAGACCGAATAAATTCGTCTCAGGTGGTCCAGGTTTTGAACATCGCCTGAATCGTGCCATCTAAAATATTTGACCTTCTTTGAATTAATTTGAGCGGCCATAGCCTCCACCCATTTAGGATGAGTTAAAGATTTAAATCTTTTATATTGCGCGTCTATAACATTTTGGAATCTATAACGGCCTCGCTTGTAGGCGTAACAGTTAGAACAAACAGAGTTTGGAATTAATCTTAATTTAGTACCTGTTTTGCATTCGTGAGCCGGTGTTGAATATGCAAATCCAGGCATTTTTCCCGGCTTGCTTAATGTGTGTGTTATTGCTTGTGCTTCTTTTATATTCATTGTTTATTTCTCCTGTATATTTTATTTATTAGTACTATTTAATTGTGTTCGAATTAAGGCTTGACGCTTGACGCTTGGAGCTTGCCGCTTGGTCCTTGGCCCCTGGTCCATGGAGCTTGAGACTTTTAAAAAAGCGCTCGCAGCTGGCAACATAGGCGCGCGGGAGGCGCCTATGATCTTGTAAAAAATAATGTGTTAGATCTCTATGTTTAATTCTTTTCATTTACCTCTGACTCCTTCCAGCTGTTACCATTAGAAATGCATTTATCACCAGGGCCGCCGGTCAATGCGTATACTTTGCCGTCTTCAGGTTTGTCTTTCTCAATAGCATCGGCCACCCTCCATCCATCAGGCGGCGTATTTTCTTTATTTACTTTTTTAATTAATTTATTTAATTTCATTTTTTTCTCCTGTATTGGTTAACTTATACTGTATTATTTAATTGTGTTCATATTAAGGCTTGTTTTTTAAAACTTTCAACCTGAGGTTGAATTTGCTAATTGGAATCATTCTAAAGTGGCTCAAATTAAGGCTTGCTGCTTGACGCTTGCAGCTTGCAGCTTGCTGCTTGTAGCTTGGGCCCTGATCCAGGAGCCATCGCCAGTGCTGCAGGTAAACGCGGGCCATTGCTGGCCCGGGTTGTCTACTCATTTCAAGTATCCAATCTCTTTCAGGTAGTCATAGGCATCATCCATCGTGGATCTAAAATGCTCAGTCCTGTATTCGGCTGGACAGTCTTCGTCAGCCTGACAGCACATAGCTGCCAGGTGAGCTGCAAGTATTTTTTCTTTGTCAGTCATTTTTTATAATATCCCTTCTCTTCAATAAGATCACAGATAGCTTTGAACTCAGCCGGGCCGTCGTGTTGATCAGGATCCCAGCCCTTGGCGTTGATCTTACACCACTTTAAAATTTCTTTTAATTTTTCTTTATTTGTCATCTTCACTTATCTTTCTCATCTTCTCTTGATCAGCTTTCACCAGCCGAAGGATCTCCTCCAGGGCGTCTGCTATTCTATTCAATGGTTGTGATTTTAACTCTTCAATTATTGTGTTTGTATTTACTTGTTTCATAATTATTCCTTTCTAAATTCATCCTACAATATCCTTCAGTCACTGTCAAGCTTGAAGCTTGCTGCTTGAAGCTTGCTGCTTGTCCCTTTCTTCTTTCTTTAAAAATTTTAAAGGATGCAGGCCCTTCCGGGCCTGGATCTAAATTTTATCTTCTTACTGAAGCACGCTTCAGTATTAATTCCACAGCATCGAGATCTTCGAAGCTAATGTATGGCCAGAAGCCAACATCTCTTCTCTGTCTCATTGCTACTAGTCCCAACGCTGAAAGTCCTTTCTTCATTTCTTGAACTTTCTCTTTACGGTTGAGTCCAGAAGCTTTTCTAGCTAGTACTTTTATATATTTTCTAACTTTCGACATGACCACACTATATAGGATAATCCCATAGATGTCAAACACTAATGTGTCCATTTTGGGTTTCAACCTATAGTTGTATTTGCTAATTAGAATCATTCTAAACTGGCAATTCTTTGATCAGTCACTATGCTACGCGGGGCCTAGACGTCAAATAGTTATCTAGTCTCATTGGGCCGGTACTCCAATTACGTTCACCCGTGTTCTAGTGTTTATTCTCACAGTCAATAATGACTGATCCCAGATCCATTGACTAAAAATATTGGGCAACTATAATTCGCCAATGGATCAGGGATCAGTAGTAGATCCAACTACTAATGATCCTATCCCAAGTTCAGTTAGCCTATGGAAAAAACCGACTGAACTAGAGATAATTTAATCTAACAACAATCCTGACAATATTCAGGCTTTGAAGTACTGTAATTTTTATAAAGTGGATTAATACAATCTTTCGCTTTACAAATTATAATACCCTTAATATTTTTTTCGTTTTCTTTTTCTGCGTGTTCTAGTATTTCTGTATATTTTTTGTTTTCCATTTTAGTTCTCCTGTATAAGTTAATTTAACAGTACAATTAAATTATGTTCATATTAAGGCAGTTATTCAGTTTTATTGCCTTAAAATCGCCTTATTTCAAGTGTAGGATTATCCCTAACAATTAACCAAAGGAAACATGACACAGAAAATAAGAATGAACACCGAGTTAAGAAACAAGCTCTTTAATAAGATCAAACATACATTTGAGAATGAAGATACGCAAGAACGAGAAACATATCTTCAATCAAGAGAGTATGTTGATGAGCAATATCAAAGTGCAAGTGCGTTAGCAAAAGAAGTTGTTGAAAGATCATATCCAACAGAAGATGTTGCAACACTTCGAACTTTCAAAAAGAAATATGGTCAACCTTGTGATGTTGTAGCAAAAGATAAATGCTTTTACTTTGCACACAACGAAGATGTTGATGATGAGGGCGACACTAAAGAAACTAAATCACACTTTGATTTTGGTTTGTTTGGCAATCTAAATGGTAGTGAGTATGATAGTGAAGAGGGTAAAAAGTTTGCAGTTGCATACTACCGAGAAGAACTTAAAGCAAAAGATTGCAACCCAGATATCTATGCACAACAAAATGAAAACAAAGATAATCCACATAAGACAAAGCACGTTGACGAGTGTTTAAAAGTATTAGGCAATCACAATGGTCGTTCTTATAGTGATAATCATAGTATGGATACAGGTATGGAAAAAGATTTCAATGCACCATACTATCTTGACGTTATTGGAACATCTTATTGCAGATCAAGAGCAATAGCTTGTACTAAAAATGAGTACGAACAATTTGAAACTTGGCGAATTGCTAAAGGCAATCTAGTTGCGAAACACCAAACATGGATTGATACGATTGTTAAACAATGCGATCAGTTAAAAATTGGATTGAAAGCATATAGATATCTTTCAGAGGGTATTGAACTTGCAACTGAACTTGGTATTCAAGTTGATGAGGCAGAACTAATCAGAACTAACTCAACGGGATTGACAATCTACAATCCTAGCAACTTGGCTAGTATGATTAAAGGCATGAAGAATAAAAATCAATCAAGAGAGGCGAAGATATTGGCTAGAAAACAATATGAACAAAGTGTAAATTAACATTTGACAAGGGCTATCCTATAATATAGGATAGTCCTATAACCAATACAGGAGAAATAACATGGACAAAACATTTTATATTACTTACTACGCAAACAAGCACAAGAAACACATCACAAGAAAAGGAAAGCACGACGAAAAATCTCGTTTTGATAAACATAAACAAACTGGTGTTCCCTACTATGTATATTATGATTTAGATAAAGATGGATATAGAACAGCAACTGTTAATTGGAAAGTGAGGTACTAATGACACAACTAAATGAAGAACACTTTGAACTACACGACCAGAACAAAGCTGAAAGATATGAAAGACAAAAGATTAAATTTCTAGAGGACAGAATAAAAGTTCTAGAGAGTGCAATAGAAAGCCATGCTAAAATTTTGGCAAGGTTTCAAATGACCGAGGGAGAACAATCATGAGTGAACATGTCTGGTGCCATGGACCAAGTTGCCATTTATCTCATACTCAAGATAGGATAAGAGGTGTCAAGGGCTCTAAAGTTTTAAGAACTCGTAAGGTACAATTTAATCCACAGTATTTAAATATGTATTCTTATTTTTGTAGTAATGGTTGTTACAATGACTTTGCCAATAAACATATAGAACGAGTCATTGCCATTGAACCAAGGACCGAGGCTCTCGAAACACCGATAGATGTAGTCAAGGAACAAAGGACCGATTACTATAATAATCAATATACACATACCAAGATAATAGCAGTTGACAACAATGGTGGATAGTATAGGATTACTATATTAACAAACATACAGGAGATAACATGGACACAATGATTAAAGCAACTAACCCTTACTCGAACCAATCAACGATGTTAACACCAGAGGAACACAAGTTATACATTGAGATCAAGACAGCAGAGTTTGACGAGGACTACAGCACAATGCAAAAGAAGTTGTCTAAGTTCAGTAGACTTAATGCAAGTGCATTCATGGTACTACTAGACTAACCGAGTTACATACATGTGTGACCCTGTAGGGTCACACTCACCCAATACACGCACAGGTTGTGCGCTCGCGCCCGCTCGCTACCGCTCGCGTTTTTTTTTTTACTTTACACAGCATAAATACAT